GTCCCATGTCAGCGGGTATTTTCTTATTTTGATCCCGCAGCCACACGCTTCCCGCTGGCATAGCCATTTCTTGGGCGATGATATTGGCGATCAATTGAGAGGAAAGTTGGTTCATGATCCCTGATAATCATAGACAAGGTGATATTCAATATAGCCGTTTCGGCTATAATCCCTTTTTCCCATAACGTTGTAAACTTTGCCGTTCACGACGATTTGATCATCCGGCTTGAGGTCAAACGCCCCTGAAAAAGTATGAATTTGCAACCATGTGAAGGCGCGTAGGCCATCGGGGTAAAGATTTATTTCTTGGGTTTTAAGTGGCTGGATAACACCATTAAAAGTAAAAGGCGTGTCCACTGTTGTGACCAAAAAATTGACAACGACTTGAGCGCGCCGCATCAGCGTAATTTGATTAGTCCAGCCCGCAAAGGCTCCGGCGACTTGAGGCATACCCGAACCTAAGTTTAGTGGGGCGCGGCTCATGCGACGCTCGCGGGCGTAACACTCATGGGTTTGCCTGACTTGTTCACAACGTCGCTGCTTATGGACTTGCGCAATTCTCCTTGGTCAATAAGTGGCGCACTGCTCCCTTTTTGCTTAATGGTTGATTCCTTATTGGGCGCCCATTTTCCAAAACCTCCCGTAGCAAAAGCCTCCATAACAGCAGCTTCCCCTGCTTGACCCAAAATAACGAACATGGCCTTGTAGTCTCCTTTGGCAAAAGCCGAACGGGCTTGCCCGCTTGAAAGGCTTTTAAGGATTTCACGCTTTTTCACCTCAATAGGCATTAAAAGAAAATCACGTGGAGGAATGTTGTTGGTAATGCTGCCATACATTTGTATGAGGCCCAACTCAGCATTATTAATGCCAGTTTTCTCATCTGTACGCGCTGCGTGATTGCCTAGAATGCCGACGCGCGCGCGCATACTGTTTCCAACAGCTTTCTTAAGGTTTTCAAGCCCATCCAAATTGAAGGTGACTTTGCTTTGTTTCATGCCCGCGTGCCACCCCATACCGAAATGACGTTGCCGCGGGTATTGGGCAACGCAAGCATAAGATATTTCATGCCGTATGAACTTTGGGTGTACATAGCCAAAAGAGGATCTTCCATGTAGGCCGCTGGCACGCTGTAGCTTTCACTCACGCTTCCCGCCGCTCGGCTGGATGTGGGGAAGCCGCCGATCGCGTTAATACCGCCCATGGCCGCTTTTAGGTCATTGCACAAGAAATGCGCCGTGAGATAAAGGAATGCGAGTGTGACATCAGCGTCCGACCCAAAAAGGCCGTTATTGAACGCAACTTGTGCTTCGGCCATTGCGTTCGTGATATCTTGGTCTTGGACATAATTATCAATGTTATCAATAGCCTTAATCCACGTCGCTGGATTAGTGGGGGGAACGGGCGCTACATTAAGCGTTCCATCTGCAAGGCAGTCGTAAAAAAGACCGCCGACCAACGACAACATATCATACGTGAGAGAAAATTGATCCCATGTTAGGCCGCTTTGATCCCATTGCTGGGCTGTCTGCGTGCTATAGTAAACTCTATCGCCCGTATTGTACGTTTGATTTGGGTTATAAATCAGCGGATCAAAAAAGGGAAAGCTACGAAAGAATTGTGCCTGGAATTGCGCAACGGTGATCGTTGTGACGTCGATTGCCATTACCCAAGCCCTTCATGCTTACTTATTCCCGCCGTGCATCGCAGCCTTTACTTTATCCGCAAGGGATTGTTTGGCTGTGGGTGCTGTCGCTTTTTCCAACTCTTCTTCACTAAGGTGTGACAAATCTTTCGATTCAGCACCTTCTAAGTCTTGGACATCCTCAGCTTTGGGAGCTGGCGGAAGTTCAACTGGTTTGGCGCTTGAAGCGCGCATCTTGGCAATAACAAGTTGTTCCTCATCCGAAAGATCACTTGATGAAGGAGATGAAACTGGCGCTTCGTTTTGGTGCATACGCTTTACTTCAGGTGCATTCGCCGCCACGAGTGATGTACCATCAAACTGACGCTGCAAATCTTCAAACGTGACAAGTTCGCCTTTAAAAAGCTTTTTGAGCTTGTGGCCCGTTTGCTCATCAAAATCAATTGCCGTGTTTGGCTTTAAAACAAAAGGAACAGGTTTGATTTCTTTGCCTGTGTAATCCGTTTTGAATGTGCCGTCTTCGTTACGATCAACATGCGTTTCGCCGTGGATTTCACGTTTACCGCGATTTAAAAGCTTCATGTAACTAACTCCTTAGTTGGATGAATGAAATAATTAGCGCATACCCTTGGCAGGGCAGAGGCGCTAATATACCTCGTAAGTATTAAGTGTAACCAAGATAAAGCATTTCAAGCGGACGATAAGCCAATACACCCGTATATTGACCATAACCAACGTTTTGAAATTGGAAGCCGTTGATCGTGTTTTGCTGAGTGTTGGTGTAGTCAACAGGGATATCCATCGCCAAACTGTCTTCATCATAGTTGAGCAACGTATAAATATTTTTGCCCAAGCCCGTGACTCCGGTGTTTTGCGCTTCGTTTGCGTAAGCGCAAGGCAAGATCTTGAAGTTAGGATTGCGGGTTATTTCCTTAAATGCGTTCAGCAAATAAGTGAGCATGCTAACAACAGGAAAGCTTGGGCTAAGTGGCGTGACCAAACCATTGTAATCGCTTTCAGGGATGACGAAGTGAGTGGGGTAAGCCGTGTAATTGGAATTTGCGCGGTAAGCTTGCACGATACCAGCAACAAAGGTCTGGTACTGAGTCACGCTCATCGTGCTAATCGCTTGCGTGATTAACGCTGAATTGAAGGTAACATTAGGTTGCGTGAGCAAACCAAGAACAGCCGAATTCGTGGTTGATCCCAAAAATGCGATGCTCTGAATACCCAGATCCCAATTCTTCTTGCGACTGCGTTCTTTACTGGTAACGATGTCCCAATTGCCAGACTTGGCGGCCATCATCAGGTCCATGAATGACCAAGTGACTTGCTTACCCCAGTTGATAACGGGATTCGTAAGACTATCAACGCCTGCGTCGGCTTCGGCAAGGCGTGAATTCGATGCCCCTGTATTTAAGTTACCCGCTTCGAAATCACCCGCGATTGCGTAATCCCGATAAGTCAGAAGCTCTGTAGACCAAGCACCGTTACCGACACGGACAGGCATATAATCGGCCGGAGCAAGCGTGAAAAACTTTTGTTCAACAACGCGCTTAGAAATCGAATAAAGCGTGGTTATGTTGATTTCATAACCAATGCTGTTGCGCATTTCAGCATTGAATTGCTTCAGCGTTGGATCATTCTGCAACGTCTGAGCGCGGATCAGTTCTTGCTGGGTAAGTTTGATAGGCTCACCCTTCGAATTCAAAATAACTTCCTGCTTCATGTTACAGTTCCTTTTACGTCAGTTGTTGCCAGTGTTTTGCAGATAAAGAGATTAGCCTTGCGTGTAAGTGATAGTGAACGTGATCGAGGTGCCGCCCGTCTGCTCAGCGGGAAGCGCCGCCGCAAAACCAGCACCCAACGTTACGTTTGCAGATGTTGGGAAGAGAACAGCGCCATTCGTCAAACCAGCTTCGGCAATAGTTTCGACAGCGACGGCGGTTGCGCTCGATTCGAGTTCGACACTCGTGCCGCTTGCAAAAGCACCTGTGACGCGAGCGACAACATTCGAAACCGTGATCGCCTTACCGGCGACCGCTGGAATAAGAACAAGACCCGCATTGATTTGCGCCAAGGTCGCGGTAACAACTTCTTGGCGAGAGGTCGCAACAGTTTGCGTGCCAGGAACTTTGATCAAAACGCGTATAAGCTGATTGGCTGCCGTTGCTTGGTCAAAAGCAAGACCAATAACAGGGTTGACGCCACCCGAAGCAACAACATTACCGGGGGTTGCTTGAACGACTTCAACAGCCCCGAAACGACTGATTGCGCCACCCGAATTCATATACATGATGCTTCCATCAAGAGCGGCCTCTGCGCGTGCATTGGTAATAAAGTTTTGGTCTTTTAGGTTGCGAACAATGAAACCATGTACGGGGTCGCCTGCAGTCGCAAGCGCAAGAACCGCTGGAACACCGCCAGCACTATTTTCGACCTTAAAAGGTTGACCCGCGACGAGAGCCGTTGCTTGGTTTGCCGAAACGCGAACGGTGATAACGGTGCCTTGCGTTTCAAGATCAAGCTGGCCGAGAATAGGGGCCTGGGCAAATTGATTTACATTCTGGGCCATCTTTTAGTCTCCTGTTGAATTGTTGATCTAACTCGCGTCGGCCTTTTGTCTTAATTAAGCGTTGGAGCCGTAGACTGCGCGACCACGCGCAAGCTTGTCCATTCCCGTTTCCACAACAACCGTTGTTGCAGGCGCACCGCGTTCATTGGCGTTTTTAAGCTCAAGGAAGTGAGCGTTTTTCTTTTCTTCCTCTTCCTTGTCCTCTTTTTCTTTTTTGGCTTTTTCTTCTGCGTTTTTCTTTTCGCGATCACCTTTTTCGCCGTCTTCCTCATCTTTAGCTTTTTTCTTTTCGGCTTCGTCTTCAGCATTCTTTTTTTCGCGGTTCTTTTTTTCTTCCGCTTCTTCCGAATTCTTTTTCATGGCGTTGTTATAGCGATTGACCAGCTCTTTAAGAGGCATCTTCTCACCGTCGCATTCGACCATCGAATCGCCGTTCATCTTTTCGTCCATCTCATCGGCGTTCTTTTTAACGGCGTTGACCATTTCAGCGATGGTGATGCTCTTGCCATTTTCAAGCTCAATGCTCGTATCAGCGTCGACGGTGGAAACCTCTTCGCGCTTAAATTTGAACAACTTCATTGTTTTTCCCCCGGATGATTGAGACTTGGAATTGCGCAATTCCTCAAGCTGTTGCTTTTTGGAATTTTGGTAAATTTTGAACTGGTCAGGCGTCATAATACACGCATCTTCATATCTTGGATCAGGAACGATTGCAAGATGTGTAAAATGTCCATTCACTATTTCGCGATCGTACGGCACATTATTTTTGGTTCCACCCATGCCCCATTCATCGGGAACATACGCGTTCGAAACAGACCAACCTTTGGCGATCGCTGCATGCGCTTTGTCATCGATAACAAGGATTTTGAACCAACCCCAGCCGTCTACTTCATTATAAAAGCTGTCGATAATGTATCCGTCAGCTTTGTCTTTGATGGTATCGAGTTCAACTTTTTGATGAAGCACATAGACGGGCTTTCCTACCGCATCATTACCAAGCATACGTTTGATGGCATCCGTATCTACGAGAACCTTTTCAGTTCCGTAACCGCAAATGCCGGGTTGCATATGCCGCGCATAATAATGCTTCGGAAATTGGCTGGCGTTTTGAACTTCTTTTGATTTTTCCATTAAGGTGGCCCCCCGCCTGGGCCTTCCATAGATTTACACAACAACCAAAAGATAAAAAACCCTACACCGCCTGTGACGGCGATAACGACAATTATGTCTCCGATGATCGTCAAAACTTTTTGCATACAAATCAACATCACATAAAGAGTGATTCGCAGCAATTGTTATTCGAAGAGGGCTATCGCTGTGCATCTACAACCAAAATCCTCACCGGGATTATTGCGCGCGCCAGTCCGCCGATTCGTGACAGGCGGCATATCCCATGAATAGATTTTATTATGCAAATCATCGTGATCCTTGCGAACCCGTTCATCATGTGAGGTAGACCATTTATATCGTTTGGCTCCCGCATCGCGGTAACGCGTTTCTCGAAACTTTGACAACAGAAGCGATGTCTCTTGCCGCGCCAGAAACTTTGCCTTGCGCTGGCTGACGCCATAATTGTCTTTGAGCATCTTGAGAAGATCAACAGAACGCCGACCCGCAAATGTGTTGGCTTGCACCTGTTGACGAAGCTTTAAAATGTTTTGTTCGGTCCAATCCTTCACATATTTGTCAAGGTTTTGGCCCCACTCGGCCGCGATCATGTTGCGTTGAGATTCGGTAAGTTGGATGGGGATCGTTATGCCTTTGACCGATTTTTGAAAGTCTTCTTCCATCCAATTGATTGTTTTGACATATTCGTCAGGTATGTCTGATATTTTGTCTATGCTGCTTATGCTCATGTCGGTCAGGGTTCGCAAGAAAGCATGGCGCAGATTATCATAGCGCGAGTCGGCACCCGCTTGCGCAAACCTTAAATCAACAGGAATAAGCTCACGCGGAATCGACCATGTTTTAGATTTTGGATTGAAGATGGCGCCGATATCGCGCAACCGTTTGCTAATTTTGGCATTGAATTCGCCGCAGAAATGTCCGTCTTGCCAATAAACCAAGCCATTAACAATAGACTCGTAAAGAGGATCAAAGAAGCTGTTTATCAGTTCTTGCTCTTGGCATTTTATTGCCGCAAGGAGAGGGCGAAACATCACATCGGCGAAGAGGCGTATAATCTCCGCCTCAATCGAGAGGTAATATTTATCGCGTAATTTGAGGGGCGGGAGGAATTTCATTCAACGTCGAGGCGTCCGTTCAATATTTTAAACCTCGTTTCGCAGCCCAAACAAATCAAAGCTGCAATTATGGGGCCTTTTTTGTCAAAACAAACGAGTGGCGCAAATCCTGGATCTGGTTCGTCGGGGTTAGGGGCGCAATTAACACAAAAAAGAAATTTCCAACCCGTTGCTTGGTCTTCTTTAATATCTGACTTTGGCGCAAAGGGAAGAACGTTGTCAGACATTTAATCCTCGCTGGGTGTTTTCTTACCAACCGCACCCTTAGCCGCTCCCTGTACAGTAAAGTCGCCTCCCAAAGGATCAGCTGCAGGCTTAGTAACGTCAATCTCAATAGGCAGCAAAGAGTCTTTGTTGATCGCCTCTTTAGCCTCTTCTGATTCCACGAGGCCAGACTGGTAAACCGACATGACACGATTGAATTGGCTGTCTTTGACTTCCTCTTCCTCTTTGGCGTTGAGCATACGCAAGGACGGATATTCGATCATGAGATCGTCAGGCATAAAGCCAAAAACCTTTTGACAAGCGATCATCAGCAAATCGACGTGTGTGAACTTGTTTTTGGAGCGAATTTCGCCCTCAATCAT